GCAATTTTCTCTAAGTCTTCAGACAGCATACTAAACTTAGCATCACACTCCCTTAACAAAGCTTTAATGACACCAGCATTTTGTTTTTTAAAATGTAAAGCAATTTTATCCATTGGATATTTAGACAACTCAGTAATGAATTGTCCTTGATTATTAATCAACAATTTAAAACTCATTAGGTAAGCTTCTTTTCTTTTAGTTCTTTTCTTTTGTTTAAGCTTTGGATTGGTCTTCATGTTTCTTTCTAAGTAAATCTACAAGAAAGTCGTCATCACCTTTTTCTGCACTTAATTTAGTTAAAGGTTCTTGACCATCTTTATATGTTTCAATTGTTTTTATTCTAACAGGGTTAGTCATAAATACAGGAAATCTTTTATTACTTAAAGACTTGACCATAAAAAAACCATCTTCTGCCATACCAAATGTTTCTACATTTTTAATGTCAATATCATCTGACCCTATTAAACAAAGTCTTAAATGATATACACCATCTAATGGTTTTACTGGCTGACCATTAATTCCTACTATCTTATCTGTCATTTTCAAATGTCTTATCGGTTGCATGATGGTCTACTTCTACAGGTGCTACTTCACCTTGTTGTCCATCATCATCAGCTAAACTATCTACACTTTCAGTATACATTTCATTTAACTTATTATTATTTCTAGTAATTTTTAATTTAAGGTGGTCTTTTAGTGCATCAATCTTTACATGAAGTATCTTATCTAAATGTTCATTAATACCATACATAGGTAAATCATTTAATGAAGATATAATTCTTCTAAAACCTCTTGCTCTTTTTTCTAATTGTGTTATCTGTGATTCGTTAGTCATAGTCTCTCTCCAATATCATTTCTAAATAGTGTATAGCTTTTTCTATATCTTTTCTTTTACCTTTTAATTTATGTCTACAAATATATTTAATAGCATTACCTTCTGCAAATAATAATTTATTTTCATTTACAAATTGTGCAGGTTGTATCTTCATACCTTTATAATGTGTACCATCTACTTGTTTATCTAAGCTATCGTAGTTTGTACTCTTAAACATATCTGTATTAGTCATTAATTGGTCCTTCTTCTGCCATTTTCTTTCTTCGTAATTGTTGTTCTGATGGCTGTAACATATCATTTAAATCATCAATTGTCAACTCTTTATTTCTTTTTAATTTTTTTACAATCCACTTATAACTCCAAGGTTGTAATCTAAAAGTATCACCATGATAGTAATGAGTTTGATTAGGCATAAAAGAAAATACATTTTTATAATTAATCTTACTTGCTTCTTCTTTTGATAACAAAGATTGTAACCATTCAACTAAGATATGTTTAGCTTTTCTTCTTATAGGTTTCATTTGTTTTGCGTTCATTTCTTTTCCTTTTTATTTTGATATACTTCATACCAAGTATTACATTCATCACATTCATACATACTAACAATAGTATATTCTGAATCAGGGGTTACATCCTCTGCATCAAAATCATTATTCCATCTTACTTCTGCATTACAGTAGAAACATTTCATACTCTTTTACTGTAGTTTGTTAGTTGTTCTTTGTATTGACTTGTTATTTCTTCTACTAAAGGTAGCTTAACTACATCAGCTAACATAGTATTCTTAGCTGCATATTTAAATACTCTTAAACCTTTACCATCATTAGTATCTGAATGACATTCCCACTTGTGAGGACAGAATTGACAACCAACAGCTAAAGTTTTATTACCATTTTTCTCTTCTTTAAATGGATAACATTTTTCTGGTGGTGTATCTTTCTCTAATGATACTTTTAAGTCTGTTATTAATTGTTTAACATTAGGTTTAGCCATATCATCTGGTTTATAAAAACATATATCACCATTTGATTTATCAACAACTAAGAACCCTCCTTGTTTTGTACCACATCCTGCTTCATATCCTGCTAACTGGGCATGATAACCAAAGGGGTCATCACCTACTATCTCACCTGATTTAAATTTCTTAAAACTAAATGAAGAAGCAGACTTAACATCACATATCTCTCCATCTATTATACTATCTATATGTCCTGACACACCTTCTACTTCTATTTTTCTTTGTTGGTCTTCTACTTTATGACCTGCTAACTCAGCTAAGTAAAGTACTAAGTGTTCAATGATATGACCATACAAGAATTTTAAATTCATTCCTGCGTCTTCATCTTTCCTATCTTTAGGACTATGTTTATCGTACCATAGTTGTCTAGATGGTTTACCTATTGAGGACATTCTTAGTTGTCCTTCTTTATCTGGTCTAACTCTTGGTGTATTCCAAGCTAACATAGCTTCTTTAATATTCTTTAAGAATACATCCATGTTTTCGTCTGTCATGTTCAGAGACTTACCTTCAGAGATACCAGAAATTAAAGATTTGATATCCTCTGCTAGTGTACTAATGTGTTTCTGACCAGTTGTTTCCGACTTTGTATTTTGCATTTAGTGGACACCTTACATTTAATTGTTTACCTGCTTCAATAATTGATTGTACTGCTAACTTTCCAAATTGTTCTGTCTTAGATTCTTCAACTTCATATTGGAACTCATCATGTACATTCACTACTGGGTAGGCTTTGATTTTATTTATACTAACATATTCTTCTAGCAATGTCAACGCATATTTCATAACAGTTGCACCTGCTCCCTGCAACAAAGTATTCAATGCTGCATGAGGATATCTTATTATTATTTTTCTTTGGTCGAGTCCTCTGACCCATCTTCTACTAGCAATTCGTTCCACTTTTTCTCGTAAGCTTCTAAGACTTGGTGTTGCTCTAAGAAATTTTTCTTTAATTCTTTCACCATCTCTTTCCGAACCTCCAATGATACTACCGATTTTTTTTGAACCTGCTCCATAGATGAATGCATAAATAAAAGTTTTGCTCTCATCTCTTGACTCCAAACCAGCAGCAATTTGATTTGTAGTGTGTATATCTCCATTAACGACTTCATGTATATAATCCTTATCATTCATGTAGTGTGCTAACATTCTCAACTCAAGTCCTGAAGCATCAACACCTACTAATTTATAACCTTTGTTTACCACCCATAATGCTCTACACTCTCTACCATATTCAGAATGCACAGCAGGAATTTGAGCCATGTTGGGCGACTGATGGCTCATCCTTCCAGTTATTGTTCCATTGGTAATAACTTTGCCATGCACTCTACCATCCTCCTTAACAGCTTCAATCCAAGAACTTACTTGAGCAATTCTTTTCTGTAGCATTAAGAATCTTTTTATTAATTTAGCTTCAGGAATATTATGTATCTCAGATAATACTTTCTCATCTACAATCGTATGTCCTTTATCAGTTTTCTTTTTTGGTTTCCATCCAAGAAGAACTAATCTTTCAGCAATCTGTTGCCTTGAACCTAAATTAAATTCTTTGTATTTTACTTTAATGAAAGGTACACCCTTCACATAACCTCTTGATTTGTTATTAGACTTAGGTATAAACTCTTCTTCTATTTTTAATGGTGGAAAAGTTTCTCTAACCTTAGAAGTTAAATCATTCATGTCTTCTTGAAACTTACATTGTAATTCATAAGCATCAATGATATTAAGTTTAAAACCTTTATCATGTTGTGCTTGAATTATCTCTGCAGTTTTATGTTCTAACTCTATTGATTGTCCAAAGTCTTTTGTTTTATTAATTAAAAACTTATACAATCTATCTGTTAACTCTACATCATTTCTACAATAGGTTAACATCTCTTCAGTAAAAAAATCAAATTGTTCAAAGGGTATCTTAGCTTGTCCTAACTTAGTACCCCAATTTTTTAATGAGTGTCCACCTTCTATCATAGGATTTAATAATCTAGATAATATTAATGTATCTGTCTTCTTACAATGAGCAAACAAATCATAACCAAAAATTTTATTAACAACTGGTATATCAAATCCAATTATATTATGACCTATTACTTCTTCAGTTTGTTTTATAAACTCTTCAAACCTATGTAAGTTATTCTCTCTAAATTGATAGTATGTATCATTGTGTTTACAAACAATACACCATATCTTATCTGCTGTCATGGTTGTTTCTATATCAAATACAACCTTATTAAAAGTCATCTGACTTTACCTCTGTCAATCTACCAGTATCAATATCATACCTTAAGTCACAACAAGGACCAGTTATACCAGAGAATCTATTCTTTAATACTCTTATCCTAGTAGTGTTCCTAACTTCAGGGTCATCATTCTGTGCGTCTCTCTCAAGCCCTATAACCATATCACTTAGCTGTCCTATACTTGCCGAACCTCTAAGTTGTGATAGTGAAGTTGCTGCACCTTCCTCATGTCCTTTACCTTCAGGTCTTCTAAGGTGTGATACAACTATCATAGATACTCCTGTCTCTTGAACAAGTGTTCTAAGCCTAGTCATAATTTCATCTAATGCTCTTCTCTCATCACCATGCTGTTGGTCTGATACAATAATACTTATATGGTCAATGACTATATACTTACAATCTAAACCTTTAGCTAAGAACCTAACTCTTGAAACAATATTATCAATAGAGTTAGAACCAAAATGGTCAAACATAAATACTCTACCAGTACCTACTGTTGCATCAAAGTATGTTTTCATTTCTTCTTTACTTACATGAACATCTGGCAAGTGTAATCTTTGATTAGCTTCAACACTCATTAAACCTTTTGAAGTTATAACTGGTGTCTCCTCTAACATTAACAAACCAATATTATCTTCTGTTGATTTTATAATGTGATGTACTACCTCTCTCATTACTTGAGTCTTACCTAGTCCAGACCCTGCTGTAAAAGTTACTAACTCTGAAGGTCGTAAACCATAAGTAATTTTATTCAATCCTTCAAATGGATATTGAACAAATGATTTTGTTATTGGTTTAAGTACATCATCTAATAATGTATTGGCATTAATAATTCCATCTGGTGCAAATACTTTAGCATCCCAAAATGTTTTATTAAATATTTGTATTTTGTTTTTAGCTAGACAATCAGATGCATCTTTAAACCCTTCAGGTAAATGCATAATCTTACATTTTCCTGGTGAGAATAACTCTGCTACTTTCATAGCACCATCAAGACCATGCTCATCATTATCAAAATTAACAATGACATTATCAAAGTTATTTTCTAACCATTCTAAACTTGTCTTAATATCTTTAACTGCTGAAGAGATACCATTCTTAATACTAACTACTGGTGTGTGGTATGTTCCTTTAATCATCATCTGATAAGCTGATAGAGCATCTAACTCTCCCTCAGTTATGATAACATATTTATTTTTAGAAAAAAGATGTTGACCAAACAGCCCAGAGTTTTTAGTATTACCTTGTATGCTAAATTCTTTTAGCTTGGTATACCTAGTCTTAGTTGCAATCTTTGCACCTTGTGTATCGTGGTATGGATAGTAATGGTTTGTTATAGTACCCATGTTATCCATCTTAACTGTCACTCCAAACTTTCTACAAGTTTGTTCTGAAATTCCTCTATCTACAATCTCTGCATAGTTAGATTCTTTCATGTAATCTTTTACTTCGTATTCATTATTACTGCTTGATGTTGGTTGTAATTCCATATCATATTCCCTTATGTATTCTTGACATGAAAAACAATAAGCAGAGTTGTCTGCATTTACTGATACTGCGTCACTACTTGAACATAGTGGACATGGTAAATGAAACTTTACAAATCCATTCTTATTTACTTCTTCCATAGTCGCCCTTATTATTAATGATTCAAAAAAAAAGGAAGCCAACTCTACTACAAGTCGACTCCCTTTGAGGATAAAAAAAATGTTGGCACACTAATGCCTTCACTTCTAAGATGTTATACTAAAAATCTTCCTTGATGTCAACACCACCACTAGAAGTTTCTACTTCAAAATCTTCTTTAGGTGTGTATTCAACTAAGTCCATAACTTGTACAGCTTGTAAGTCCAAGCCCTTTCCCTTCTTACCTTTGAAGTTCCAATCGTAAGGTCTAAACATTACTTTAACCTTACTACCATTACCGACTATCTTATCAAGTGGTTGCTTAGAACCATCAACTAATGTTGGTTGAGTGTTCTTATCACCATTCGCTTTAGATACTTTTCTTTTGAATCTAACTATGTTAGATATTGTTTGCTCATCAATTACAGTTTCTCCTACAGAGATACCTTGACTCTTAAAGTCCTCTGCTGTTGCGTCATCAACTGCTAAATCGATTCTCCACATAGGTTCAAACTTTTCGTTTGGTCGTGTCAGAGAAGCCCAGTATGCTGTGCCTTCAATTATTGCCATATGTATTTTCCTTTGTTGTTATTGTTAATTGTTATTGTATTACTATCACACTTCATCATCGTTGTCAACACTTGGGGTAACTTTATTTTCAAGCATCTCTTCTATTTTCTTGTCGATGTTTAGTTTAATAGTTTGTTTCTTATTCAGTTTCTCCTGTAGGTCAGCTATCTTTGAACCCATAGAATGAACATCTGAATTAGCTTGTTCTAATTGTATTAGAATTTGTTTAATCTTACTATCTTTTTGTACGATAGTTTCATTTAGTTCTTGTTTCTCTTTTGTTAAATCAGAGATTGTAGATTTATATTCTTTTAATAAAGATTT